GCGTCTCAAGGCCGCCAACGGTCAACCCGTTACTTTCAACAACCAGGTCTCGACTGCGTCTATGCCTGCGAGTGTCGTCTCCTGAACGGGGCAGCCAACCAGCACATCTCTGGTGGATTGCAGGCGCTTCAGGCCCTCCGCCCGGAAGGACGTTGCATCCAGCAGCAGATTTGCCAATCCAAGAATCAGCGCGCGCTGACCGTGAAGCTGGCCCTGTAGGTAATTGATGGTCTGCAGCGCTTTGATCGGAAGCCTGGATGCTCCCTCGCGGATGAACACGGTCCGCCCCTTGTTGCCGATGAAGGCGCCCTCGATCACCTTCTTTGGCCCTGTGCGCCGGATCTTGAACCGCAGCTGCAGGGCCTTGCGCACGGTCCTGTTGCCCAGCTGGTATGTTCCCCCCTCGCCGCCCTTTGTCCGCTGACGTGCAGCGGCCATGCTGACCGAGCGTTCCAGGAAGTTGATCAGGTTCAGGCTGCGCCCCCGCTTGGAGCGCGACTCCAGGCTGGCCTCGAGCTGCAGCCTGGCCCGTACTGCTGTTGCCCTGCGGATTCGCAGCGCATCGTTCACGGCCTGCGTGGTGATGTTGAACTCGCGGCGGATCTCCCTGCTCATGGCGGTCCTGGCCTGGGCAACGGTCTTGTTCAGGGCACTGGCCACCGCCTTCTCGGCGATGTCCTTGCGCATGGTCTCGAGCTGGCGCTGCACGTTCGGGAAGTTGGTCTGGATCTTGATCTGCATCGTCAGGCCTCCACGCTTGCCGCAGCATCCGAGCGGCCATAGGGCGAGCGCAAGCCCAGCTCGCGACCGTCCTCCTGGGCAAAGAAGGTGCAGCGGTGGGCGTTGGCGCGGTGCCAGCGGTCGGCTGCATCCTGACCCTGCTGTGCCAGCACTTGGGCGTGCTCACGGCGCGCCTGTTGGGCCGTAGCCATCTGCTGGTCTACGAAGGCCGCACCGAACTGGGTACGCCACTGGTCGACGATGTGAGCCACCAAAGGCATGGCAGCACGGCGCTGATCCACAGCACCCGAAGGGGTCAGAGGCTTTGCCGGTTCACCATTCATCTCTTCTTTCCTTCTTAATAAAAATATTTACGCATTTACACGCACGCGTAAACACGAGACCCGCGCCACGCCTAGCGATTTACGCGATTACGCATTTACGCGGCACACGCACACACATGCATGCGCACACACGCACACGCATGTGCACACACATACGAGGGAGGATTGCGCGTAAATGCGTAAACGCGTAAATCGCTATATCTGGCGCGGCTTTTGCGTTTACGCGATTACGCGCAACTGCGTAAATCGATGGGGCTGCGTTCACTCTTGATCTCCGGTTGATCCATTTGTGGGGGTGGCGGGGGCGCCACCATAGACGTATTTATTAAGGGCTTTCTCAAAGGCGTCGTAGCACCACAAGGCCCACTGGCCCGCCGTGGTGCCCTGCGCCATGGCCTGGGCAGGCGGCTGGTCTGGCAGCGTCAGCAGCATGCGGGTGGACCGGGCCTTCTCCAGGCTGTCCTTCTCGCGCAGGCCCATGACCTTCTCGCGCAGGGGCATGCCTTCGCCTTCGCTGATGCGCAACAGGTTGCGGGTAAACAGGTTTTGCTTGAACGGGAACCGGTCGCCAGTGCGCTGGCACCACTTGGTGTAGGCCCGGTATGCCTGGCTGCAGCTGCAGGGCTCATAGGGCAGATCGATCTCGCTGTCCTTCCAGGCCAGCCAGAACAGCTCGGGGCTCTTGCGGTTGATGTCGATCAGATCGCGCTTTGCAGCGGTTTGCGGGGCCGGGGCGAAGGGGTCGAAGCCTTCCAGAGGGTAGGACAGCAGAAACTCATAAAAGGCCTCTATGCCCCCGTTATCGCGCCACTTGCCCAGGCGTGAGTAAAAAGCAAAGTCCTTTGCGCGTGGGGTATAGATGACCAGGTAGCGCCGGTCGGAGTTGTCCAGGGCCAGTGGTGTGATCTCGTTCGAGAGGAACACCACGTTCATGTGGTTGGCTTCCTCGCGCCGGGGCAGGTTCTTGGGGTTGATCTGCACGGTGCTGGAGGTGATCAGCGCCTTGAGCCGGTTCTTGTTGTGCACCAGCTCCTGGCGGCTGGAGACCTCATCGCCCACAACAAACAGCTTGCAGCTGCGCCAGTCGTTGAATTTGTCTTCCAGCTCGTCCTGACCCACCAGGCAGCCGTACTTGCCATAAATGCTGGCCACTAGGTCAAACAGGAAGTTTTTGCCAGCGCCCTCGTCACCGTGCATGACGATGGAGGTGCGCAGTTTGAACCCCACATGCTGCAGCGGGTAGGCCAGCCACTGCAGCAGCCAGTGCATGACGTCATCGGCCTCCTGGTAGTCATCACTGGCGCGGCTGGTGAGGTAGCGGATCAGCTCGATGATGGGCGTCACATCGCCCTTTTGCGGCTGCATCGCAATGCCGTCAAACAGGTTGACGTAGTGCGCGGGTGACTTTTGGGTGGGGTCAAATACCACCTCATGGTCATCGACCTGTTTGCGCCGGTCTGACGACTTCCACATGCGCACGTAGTCGGAGCTGAAGGCGTGGCCCAGGTTGCCGATCTTGACGATCTTGCGCTTGGCACCATCCCACACCGTGTCGGTTGGGTAGATCAGGGTGAAGTTTTCCACCAGGTGGTTGAGCTTGCCCCAGTCCATTTCCTTCTCAGCCTTTTTGGCAGGCTTGCTGGCACCACCAGAGGTGGCCTCCCCTGCCCCCGCATCAGGCGCAGACGCGCCCGCCGAAGGTTGAGAGGCCACCTTACTGGCCGCAGCGTCCGCCAGGTTGACCACTTTGGCAGTGGCCTTGGCTGGTGGATTTGTCTCCACGGGCTCTTGTGTTGGCACAGACTCAGCGGGCAGATCGCTCGCGCTGGTCGGTTGTGGCGGTGTGGCCGCTTCATCAACCATATTTACTCCTCATGGCCGACACCACCACGCCGAGCTGGCGGCTGACTGCCTCCAGACCTTGGCGGGCGTGCAGGTCGTTGAAATCGGTGTCTTTGGGCTGGCGGTCGGCTGGCGCAAAGACAGGGTAGAAAAAGTCGCAATGCTCGGTGGCCTTGGCAGCAGCCTTGGCTGCCGTGCGGCCTGGGTTGTTGAGCTGCTTGGTGATGGGGTCACGCGTGCGCCAGTCGTCATCGGCGGCAATCAGGATGCGGCTGTCCGGATGCAGCTGGCGCACCAGGGGCACGACATGCTGCAGGTTTCCCGCATCCAGGCCAACATATACGGCCAGCGCCTGCTGGCTGGCCATGCGCAGGGTGAGGCCGGTGGCATAGCCCTCGCACACCAGCACGATGTGGCCAGGCTGCACATCACCCAGGCGTACGGCGCAGGCGGCTTTGGCAAAGCCCTTGGTGAACAGCTTGGAGCCGTCGGGCTTGATGCGCTGCACAGCGCGCAGGGCCTGGTCGCGCGGGAGGTCGTAGCGCAGCAGGGGCACGATGAGCTCGCCATTTGGCAGGTAGCGGCAGCACTCCCCCACTACGCCTTTTTTAGCCAGGTAGGGTGATGTGCCTGCCTTGCTGGCACGCGCCCAAAGGTCGGCAGCACCCATGGCGGCCAGATCGGACTCTTCCTGGCGTGCAATGTCGGCAGCGGCACGTTGCGCGGCCAGCTGGGCAGCCTTGCGGTCACGCTCGGCCTGGTTGATGGGTTTCCAGTCGATGGCGACCTTTTCGCGCTGGTCTGATCCATATTTGCCAAAGCTGCCGGTAATGAGGGAGCCGCCCGAGTCGGTCCTGAAACTGTGCAGCTTGTACCAGTACTTGCCCTTGGTTCCGCAGCCCTTGCTCTTGGGGTGGTCCACCACCAGGGGTCGGTCTTTGGAGCGCAGCTCGTGGCCGAACCGGGCCATGAACTCTCTTAACTGGTGGACGACCTCGGCGTAGTTTTCCATCAGGCGTCTATGCCCTTTTCAGCACTATTCGCCCCATTGCAATCACAGGCGGCTGCGCCGATATTTCCGTACATGTACCGCCGCAACACCACACGCCCCATTTCACCCGGCTTGCGATCCTCGCGCTCGGCCTGCTTGCACAGGTCGATATATTCGCGGTCGGTGAGCCATAGCTTGACGTCGTGCTGGCGTTTGTTGTCGTCAACCATGCGCGGCACCCCGAAAAGAAAAAGCACCCACCGCGCCAGCGCACCAATCAGCACCCGCTTGCCTGCGTGTGCCAAAGGTGTCAGGGAGGAAAACACCGGAACTTCCAGCGCGCAGGAATTGATCACGGTGGGTGCGGAAAACAGAATGCATCGCTCAGACGCTTTGATGTGCTACGGTTTCAGTGGAGGTGTGCACGGTGTTGGCGAGGGCTGGTGCAAGTTCTGGCCAATATTTAAACCAGTCGCTCCGCATCTCTTGAACAGTTACCTGCCCTTCAGTAAATTCCACAATTGCTCGGCAATGCTCTGCCGGGATCGACTTTTCGCCGCTCGCCATCTTCGACACAAACGAGGGGGGCACATCAATGAATCGCGATAGCGCCATCGCTCGCCCATGTTTTTCAGCTAACCATGATTTAAGTTCCATGGAAAGCATTGTATTGCCCATTGGGTATAGATTGTCAATGCCCTTTGGAAAATTTACCTATGGGGCAACATTGATGCACCATCAAAGTGTGCAAACAATAGATGAAACACGCCGAACTCGACTTGAAATGCTGATCAAACGGCATGATGGGAAGTTGGCCAATCTCAATGAGGCGCTTGGTTATGAGCGCACGAATGCACAGTTGGCCCGCATCCGAAATAGGAATAAGCGCACAGATCGCCCAGGCAAGGAATTTGTCATGGGGGACGCGCAGGCCAGGGAAATAGAAGAAAAGTTGTCGTTGGACGTAGGCTGGATGGACACCCCACCTAGCTATGCGGAGTTGCACGGTGAAGAGGACCCGCGCACCAAGGTTTTGCTGCTGATGGAGTCAATGCCTCCCGACCAGTGGCCTACTGCGGTGCGCTTACTGGATGCACTTGCGCAACCGCAGATCGTCACCGGAACACACGGCAAGCAATGACACAAAATATTAAACCTGTACGATTACTCACACTTTCTCTTCTTTTACTTGCAGGCTCCGCGTCCACCGCAGTGCACGCTGCCAAGTCCACAAACCAATGCGAAGAGGAGCTTGGTGAAAAGGCATCCAACAGGACCTTGGTTATGGAGTGCCTGCTGGAGGGAAACACGGAAAACCCGGATGAAAAAAAGGCATTGGCCAACACCAAGAAAGCAAAGGCGCCTCCGCAAAACACCAACCCAATCGCACGCCTTAAAACAAAGGTAGACAAGATTGAGGGCATCACCTGGTACTACGACAATTCCACGCCCAGACCAGCGTTAAACAGCATTTTGTATGGGTACATAGGAAAGGCGACCGGCAGCCCGTACCTACGTGTCTATATCCAGTATTCCGGCGAGACCTGGCTGTTCGTGCACAAGGCGCTCATAGTTGCTGATGGCCGCAGATTTGAGGTCAATGGGAAATGGTCGACCGACAGCTATACAAAAGTCTGGGAATGGAATGACCACTTAGCCGGTCAAGAGCAGATGGAAATGCTAAAAGCAGTTGCCAATTCAAAATCGACAACGATCCGTTTTTATGGGCGTCAATACATTGACGATCGAACTGTCACCAGCTCGGAAAAGAACGCAATTAAAAATATTCTTGAAGGATATGCAGCCCTTGGCGGCACATAAATAGAAGGCACCTCCAAATATTTGCCCTTTGGGCATTGACAATACTTACCCAATGGGCCAATAATTCGCTCCAACCCGCACTCACGCGGGCAAGGAGTGAAAAGTGGAACTTGACGACACCATACCCAAAGCACCCAATGGCAGCAGCCTAATTTATGTAGAGCTTGCCCTGGAAGCTGCTGAGTCCAGCGAAATTCTGGCAAAGATGCGCTACAAGCGCAAACTGCAGGATACGCCGGAATCACATGCCATCTGGAACGGTAGCTGGGAGTTACGAACCAAGGCACATCAATGCATTGAAATCGCTACCAAGCGGGGCCAGCTGCTGTTCTGCTTTCCAAGCACTACTGTGCTGCAGCAAGGCGGTGCAGCATGAACCCCCTCCGCCTGATCAACGCCGCGCTGTTCTGCGCGATCCTGGGCGTTTATGCCCTGATGGCCACACTGGATGGCCCATCTGACCACCAAGCCCAAGCCGACCAGCTGGCCGACCTTGAAGCAGCCGTCAAGCTGGATAACGCCAAACAGCGCCTGAGCAAAGCCATTGCGGCGATGTGCGGCGAGAACGCCGCCGGCATACAGCTGGATGCCACCACCGTGCAGTGCCTGACCAAGCGGGGCCACAAGACGCAAAAGGTGTCGCTGTGAACCGCGCGCCATTTGTCCAAGCCAAAACCACAGGCTCATTCGGTGAGCCTCGCACCTGTGACCAGCTGGGCGTGTGTCAAAACAACCGCCCCCGCTGCAGCAACTGCCCAGAGTACCTGGATGATGCCGAGTCAGAGGCACCATTGACCCCGCTGGGCCACGCGGGCTACCTGGCTGCGATGGCAGCGCTGCTGGTGACATCCATTGCGATTGTGGGCCTGGCGGTTGAGTTTGTTTTCAGCCTGCTCTAGGGGTGCAACCATGAGCCACACCAGCGCCCCATGTGACCACCTGCCAGCGGCAGACATGCCACCCATTACCGAGCACCAGCTGCGCACTGCGTTTGAAAAGCTGCACTGGGCCAATTTCACCTATGACCAGGTGATGGCCGACCCGATCCGCCGCAAGGTGGTGCTGGCATGTGCCCACCAGCTGCGCCGCGACGAGTGGGAGCTGAACCACACCCGCACCGTGGAGCCCGTAACCCGCTGCCGCCCTGGTGCTGACGGCCACCCCATGAAGTGGACAACCCAAATGGCCCAGGGGCCATGGGTGCGCCAAGCAACCCCCGACCTTTTTACCAACCAACCACCAACCCAACCATGCCAACTGTGACCATTACCTTGATTGACCCGCCCACGGGTGGTGTCGCCATCAAGACCGACTTCACCCCCGCCGGGGGCCAACGCTGCAGCGCCGCCCAGTCTGCCGCGCTGGACATCATCACCCGCACCCGCCATGCCTTTGGGCTGCATGCGCCAGAGCGTGCATCGGCGGGGGTTGACATCGATGCCGTACACAAGCGGGGTGGCATATGAGCCCCGAGCAAACCGAGAAACTTGCCTCCGAGGCCCGCCAGCGTCTGGCGTACTACGTCAACCGAGCAGCCGCACAGCAACTGCGCCGTATGCGTGAAATGTTGGCTGCAAAGACATGATGCAAACCCGCTTGTCCAGCCTGATCGAGGCGGTTATCAACGTGGTTATAGGCTTTGTCATTTCGCTGGCCATCACTGCCGTGGTGCTGCCTGCGTATGGCCACCAGGTCACATGGTCTGAGAACCTGCAGATCACGCTGATCTTCACATTCACAAGCATCCTGCGCAGCTACTTTGTGCGCCGGTATTTCAACGCCCGCATCCACGCCGCTGCACTGCGCATGGCGGATCAGGCCCACCAGTTTGAGTAAGCACACGACCATGCCACCCCTTGGAAACATATCACCCACCGCCCGCCGCTGCCTGGAAAACATGCTGGTGGCAGGCCCCTGCAATGTGCTGGAGTTGAACGCGCTGGACCCCAGCGCACCCGACCACCGCACCACCATCAAGAACCTTGAGCAGCAAAGCTACGTGGTGTCAGACCACTCCACCAACCCCGGTGGACCCGCCCGATACACCCTGACCGAAAAGGCCAAGCGCCTGCTGGCTGGGCGTGCGCTGCAGGCTGCTGACAGAAAGCCCAAGGCCAACCCCGAGCGGCGCAAGTTTGCCAACGCCCGGCGCGATGCCGATGCCACACCCCCAGTCACCCACGGCAGCATGACCACAGGCCGCATGGTGCACCCCTGCGCCGACATGCTGGCACCCGCCACCCGCGAAGGGGCCGAGCGGGCGCTGCAGATACCCAGCCGGGTGAACAACACCCTGCACTACCGCGATGGCCGCACGGTGCAGATTCATTCCAACCAAAGGGCATAACCATGACCACAAAACCGCACCTCACATTCCGAGCCGACAGCGGTGGCATAAGCAGCTTCATGGCTGACCAGATCAGTGTGGTGGTGGCATGAGCGGCCCACGCGTATCGTGGGTGCAAACCCGCAGCAACAAAAACACCGCCATGCTGGCACGCAACCCCGTATTCCGGGCGCTGGGCCGTAAGCCCATGGAGGCCAGCCGCCAGACCGATCTGGCACTGGCTGCGCGCATGGCTTTTGAGAGCGTGCAACGCGGCACTGCCAACGATGCTGACCGCGACACGCTGGTGTGCATGGTCAACGTGGCCATGGTGCTGGCCAGCAAACACCTGAGCGCCGCCGATCTGGATGACCAGCTGGCCGCGCAGGATGCCCTGCTTCGCGCAGATGGCCGCGCACTGACCGGAAAGGCGTGGAACTTTGACGGCGAAGGACGCAGGGCCATGCTGGTTGCCATCGATGCCCATGAGCAGCAGATCGCGCTGCTGGGGCAGGCGCTGGTGACCGATGCGCTGCTGACGGTGATGGACATGCGTGCCAATGGGCATATGCACCAGGTGAAGACGCTATGAGCATCCGCGTGATCTGGCTGGTGATTGTGACTGCGGCACTGTGCTGGCCGTCAAGTGTTCTTCCGAACTGACGTTGAAACCGCAATCGCAGCAGCGCGGGTGCAGGCGCTGGAAGAGGCGGCGAAGGTGTGTGATAGGCAAGCCATACCGAACGCTGGATTCTTAGCAGAGAAAGTCCGAGCATTGATTAACACAAATTTAACCACTGGAGAAATGAAATGAACTTAGATGATCTGACTATCGGCCAAGCAAAAGAACTGGCTATGCTTTTTAACCGTGCAGCGCCACAACCTGCGACAAACCCTGTCCATCCGTTTGTCGGAAAGTACGTCATCGCACGTTGTTATTCGGCTGGCGTACATGCGGGTGAGGTCGTAAGCGCTGACGGTGAAAACGTCATCCTAAAAGACTCGCGCCGCTTGTGGTCGTGGAAAGCGAAAGACGGAGTGGCGTTGTCTGGTGTTGCACAGAACGGCCTGAAGTCAGAAGGAAAGGTTGACACGCTAAACCCAGAGATTGCGCTCACTGGTGTTTGCGAGTTGATCCCATGCAGCGTAAAAGCTCGGGAGTCTATTGATGGCTTCAAGCTAAGGAGACGGCGACGGGTCAGGCCACGGATACGGGGACGGCGAGGGCGACGGCTCCGGCTAGGGCTACGGCTACGGCGACGGCTACGGCGACGGCTACGGCGACGGCGACGGCTACGGCGACGGCTACGGCGACGGCTACGGCTCCGGCTACGGCGACGGCTCCGGCGACGGCTCCGGCTACGGCTACGGCTACGGCTCCGGCGACGGCTACGGCTCCGGCGACGGCGACGGCTACGGCTACGGCGACGGCGACGGCTCCGGCTCCGGCGACGGCTACGGCTCCGGCTACGGCTCCGGCGACGGCTACGGCGATGCTTAAACGCGCATTGATTGGAAAGGAATCGACATGACACAACGAGAGCGATTCGAGGCGTGGGCAACATCA